TGATAGAAGAATCAAAGTTAATCTTAATCTTGTCACCCTTCTTCAGAGATTTAAACATTTCGTCAGAAATAGGCAGTTTCATTTCAGTAATCTCAGTTTCTTCTGGAACACAATTGGGAACTTCTTTGCCGTTCTTTTTCTTCATTCCAACTTGCTTATAACCATCCCAACAAGGATCGTCTTTGCGTATATCTTTGAATCTTTTAGTTTTCTTTTCTTCAAGTTCCATGTTTTCTCCAAAAGCTTTTGTCATAAAAGTTGGGTGATAATTAATTAAATGTGCTGGCATAACACCCTTGTCTACCATCGCACGAAAAAATTTATCAAGGGATCGTGTATCGACGTTATTGATTTGCGCAGCCTTGACTAAATTTTGCCTAGCCTGTTTTGGATTTTTCTTTCGCAAATCTAAAAACGTTCTGACGGCCCTTTCATATTGTTTAGTGTGTGTCTTTGTGTCTATCCATCGGGACAACCAAGGCACAATCTTACTCAAAACAGAATCTTCTCCAAATTTTTCGTCTAAATCTTTTTCCATTGTGTGTATTTCCTAGAGCATCTCTTGGAAGTGTGTAATTAGTGCGGTTATAACCCCCGCTCCGATCAACCACATCACTTTAGATATAACATTCATACGTTCTCTCATAGATATTACGTGATGATCAATATCATCCATTTTACTTGAAATTCTATTGAGCCTTTCATGCCCTTCAGCACGTCTTGTTTCCAGATCAATAATTTTTTCCTCGACTCTTGCCATTCCGACTACAACGTCGGCTAGTTTGTCAAGTTTCTCTTCGATTCTTTGCAGTCGTTCTTCGCTCACGCAAAAATCTCCCGTGTATACTTATTAGTTATCGACTTTAGCGCTTGCTCGCCATTGATAACACGACCAATATTTGGCTTTCCATTTAGGGCCGGGATTATCACATCCGTGTCTAGCTCTAAACGATTTTCGTCTTTCTGGATCGTCTCTTTTGATTTCCATATTCGGATCACCAAAAGTTACTTTAACGACATTCCCTTTATCATTTTTAACATATACACCAAACTTCTTTTTTGATCCCGACGGCAGTCTAAATGGATTATTCAATTCCACCTTCTTGCCTTGATATTCGGATTCTGTTATAACAAGTTCTTCGTATATAGATTCGCAAGTACAATCTATTGAATCTGCTCTGTAGTCTTTAAATGATTTCATTTCTTATCCCCAAACACTTCTGCAAATTCATCATCGGCTCGCTCATGAATTTTTTTAATTCTTTGAGTATTGACATCGTTTAACGCATTCATAACTGAATCGACTGAATATTTCATAGTAACAATATCGGGGTTTTGGCCTGGCGTTGCTCGTGCATAGTAGATACGAGAATCATCAGTACCGTACTCTAAAACTTTTTCTTGAAGATCTGCGTCAATATCACCATTAGCGAGGAAAGTATTCACTCGTGAGAAAGCAACTTGCTGAGGAGTTTTGAATCGCTCTTCTTTATAGGATTCTAAACCACGATTATATACTTCTAACACAATGTCAAACGGAACTTCATGGCGAATTGCTTTATTGCGAAGATTAGAATATTCTTCGTAGAATCCATCAAGGTCTTCCAACTCTTCTTTACCAAGATCTAGCATTGCTTCGATAATAGTAGACTCTGAATATTCTTCATCGTCTTCTTCGTCATCCTCTTCATCGTCGTAATACTCTAAGAAGTCCCTAACTGTAGACATATAATCAGATGCGAGAGTAATTTTAGATAGAACCCATTCATCCGGCTCTTCTTCCATAACGCTAATAAGATCTAAAATTGCTAAGGCATCTTCCGCAAGGTCATACAGTTGCGCTTCTGCCATCTTCAAGCCGTCAGTTTCCGGTTCGTCCCAATTTTCTAAAAATAAAGTATCAAATTCCAGATCTAAATCTTCTTTTCTACCAGACTTTCTAGCCATTTCTTTTCTGCGGAACTGAGGAACGAGACGTGCAGCCACACGAGAGATGGCTTTCCTCATCTTTTCAGTACGTTTGTCTACAGTAATTTTCTGTGCGGTTGACAGTGAAGAGTAAGATTTACCTCCAGCAAATCTTTTTTTGAATACGTTTCTAGCACCACGCTTTGCTCTTTTAGTAATTCGACCTTTGTCTGCGAATCTGCGCATCACCAAAGCCTTTTGCCTTTGGATACGTGCTTTACGTCTACGGAGCTGCGCCGCTTTCTTGCGGCGTTGCTGTATATTCAATACAGCTTCGTTTTGATCTTCCATCGGAGTTTACCTTAGTCTTATCCATACACAGGTTTGCCTTAGCCTAACTGTGCCATATTATCTTATTTATGATTATTTAACTTTTGACTCCCATCCCCTTTTTCAAATCGTCAAATAACTTCTTAGCATTAGGGTGTGACATATTAGAAGGAACGCCTTTCAGGAATGTATCAAAATCATTATTTGCAACGTTCGCTCTTTGCTTGGATGCTGACATTCCCTCAACGCCTTCTGCATCGGGGTCTCTATCCCCCGCAGACACGATACTAATATCTTTAAAGTCATAAAATCCGTGGCGGGCCTTTACGCCGTTATATTTTTTTAACAGCGTTTCAAATTCAGATATTCTATCTTGACCAACAACCATAGTGACTTTTTCAAATCCCTTGCTGTACAGCGAGTTAGCAATATCAAAAACGTTTTTGACTTTCTTATCGAGAATAATACCTTTAGCGTGTTTTGGGAACATCTTTCGTGCATGCCCAATCTTTTGCTCATATGTAAGAGGATTCTTCTTAGCATCTTGCGAATGAGACAAGTATATATAGTACGGCTTGTTCCCAGACTTAGAGGATAACACGTCCATCAGTTTACCGTGACCAACGGTAGGTGGATTCATTCTACCAAATGTAAAGAATGCTTCTTTTTCTTTTTGTTCTTTTATGAAGCTTTTGAATGTTTTCATTATGCACCAAATAGTTTTTTAATGTCTTCTTCTTTATCCAAGGAATATGGAGATTTTCCTTTGGATAGTAATCGCCCCTGTATTCTTAATCCGGCAGAGCGGGCTGGAGTAGGCGGATCTGTCGGGAAGAATAATTTTCCTCCGCCATATCCCAAACGCATTTCAATTTGTATCTCAGCTTTCAGTTCTGGTACAGGAAGTTTTAATGGATTCTTACCCATATAGAACAATCCAGACCCGCCTATGTTGATGTAGTATACACCTTTCTTATTGTAATGCTTGACAATAAAGTTTGCGCTAGTCTTAACATTCTTATTTATCTTAGCGAGCAATCCTTTTTTCTTTAGGATGTCTCGACCTTCCTTTGATACTTTGATCGGAACACCTGAAATATTTTTATGAAACTCTACAGGATCTAATTGACGTGCTGCTTTAATGTAGTTATCTAAATCTACTGCCTTTTCCTTTGCTGCAGCCAACATTAAGTCTAAATCTTCCGGATCTATCTGAGAAACTGGAGTAAACTGCTTAGTTGCAAAGTCATATCTAAATGACCCTCCCCCCATTTGATCTTTAGAAGATGCCTTGATTTCGATATTAAATGGCTTTCCATTATAGGACGCTTCGATATCACCGGCGCCTTGATTAGAAAATCCTGCACCGGGCTTATCGCCTGGATTGAGTCCAACAATGTTAGCAGATCTCATAGCACTATAGACTTTTAATTCATAGTCTAATCCACCTTTACCAACAGTTTCATTTAGATACTGTTTGAACGATTTCATTTGTCCCAACCTTTTACTACATCTGGTGAAAAATTGTTGTATGAGAATTCCATACGATCGACGAGTTTAACAGCGCCACCGCTGAGTCTATCAATAGCGACATAACCTTCAGCACCAGTTACTTTGTATCCTTTTTTAGTTTTTACGAATGTATCGAGACTCTGTAACTCGTTAAGTTTGTTTATGAGTTTAAGTTTTGCGATAACCATCAACTTCTGTAGCCTAAACATATCGATGAGATTGATTTTGTTCTTCAAAGAAAAAAACTTCAACAAATCATCACGCTTTTGTCTTTGTGTCGCTTTACCCGCCGCAGTCTTACGCTTGTCGGCCTCTTTACCATACTTATCTTTAATCCAACGAATTAACTTCTCGGCGTGTGCAACTTCATTCTTGATAATCTCACCACGTCTTACGTAGGTATTATTGAATGTTTCAATGTGTTGTGCGAGTTCTTGGTTTGCTTCCAACTCACGCAGAGTAGACCCGGCAACGGATCTAAACAACGTACCAATCTCAGACAATGTTTCGTTAACACTATCTGTTTCAGACTTTGACATGGTTGCTTTAGTAACGTCTCGTAAGAATGCATCTTGTGACCAGACGTTTAAGGATTTCTTCAGTGATTTGACATCAACACCAAACGATGCTTGCATAGACTCAAAATCTTTTCCGGTGTATGTTGTGTGCCATACAATACCAATCTTGGCTGCACGAATCTCAGAAGATTGTTCAAAAGGAACAGCATACACGATTGTGTTAGGATGAAAGGTAATGTACTTTTTGCCGTCAATGTTCTTAGTCTTTACGTCACCACGACCAAACAAAAAGTCGCCCTGAATAACCCCTTTGATTCCCAAAGCAGGTAGATACTTCAGAGCGTCTTTAAGTTTGGCAGCAAGATCACCAGACGTGTCTGCGTCGATCTCGGCGGGTGTCTTATAGACCTTGGGATTTTTGTTGAAGATTCCCTTTTTAGCAACAAAGAACTGCCCGTCCCTTGGATCAGTCCCAGCAAAGATTGCCGGCGCTCCATCCCATTTGACTGATACATTGCCATCTTTTTTACCAGACAACATATCACGCATATCCCGTAAAGCAAAAATAGCTTGACGAGTACCGTTAACTCCGCCGTATAGCACCTTATCCTCAAGGTGCGTCATGTGAGTATTTTTTTGCTCAGCAATAAATTGTGTAAAACCTTTCATCTATATTTCCTAATCGACACTATATTTATAAGTTAGGAAAATTTTAGACGGCTCCAATCTCTTCTTTCTTGGGATGCTCTAGATCCAAATTCCGACTTATCAAATAGAGGCTTATCATCATCAATCTGTCCACTGTCGGCTAGATTGTTCTGTGCATTCTGTTCTACATCATACAACTTCATTTTGGATTTGTCAATCCCTACGATAAATCTTTTATTTGTGTCTGGACTATTATATCTATTCTTCAATTGTTTGACCATGATTTGATTTAGATCGGACAATTCCTCAGTCGATATCAAAGCAATCATAAAGTCTGCAGTCGCAGGTAGACCAAACGATTCACTCGTGTCCGTTAGATCGACATCAGAACTAGCATATCCGCTTCGGGTGGTCTGTGTAGCAGAGATAATAGGCAGATCGTATTCCACCGCTAGCCCCCTGAGTTCTTCTGCAATAGATTTGATCATCGTATACGAATTGACTGCAGCGCCGGATTTTAATCTTGACGATGCACAAATATTCAAGTAATCGACATAAATGATGTCAGGTTTGAACTGTTTCTTTAGTTTGATATCATTCAACAAATGCTTGAAGTGAGATACACTAGCGGATGCTGTAGGATATTCCTTGACGATCAGTTTACCTTTAGTTTTGCGTTTGATTCGTTCGATCTTATCCATGTAATCTTCTTTGGATATAGAATGAAGATAATCTAGCGGAAGATTCATCAGATTAGCGTCGATTCTTTCAGCGATTCTTTCCTCGCTCATCTCTAACGTGATGTACAAAACATTCTTTCCAATGGAAAGATTTGCGGCAGCAAAGTGACACATTGCAAGCGACTTACCAACACCAGTTCCCGCTAAGATAATGTTCAGCGTTTTGTTTGGAAGACCGCTCTTTGTGATTCGATTCATGTAATCTAAATCAAAAGGTATTCTTTGCTCTACTCTATGATAGAAATCATATCGCTCTTCAGCATCTACAATAAAGTCGTGACCTACATGATTATCGAAAGATACTGCTAGAGCATCCGACAATATGTTGGGGATCGATCCTTTGTCGAGTTGTTTAGACTGACCATCAAGAATCTGTATGCTTTCCATGATAGCATTGTATACTGCTTTCTCTTGACAGAATTCTTCGGTGCTTTCTATTAGCCAATCGGTGTCTTTGTTCGACACGTCATCAAACGATATATCATCAACACATTCTACGACTTTTCGATACTGCTCTTCATTGAGGCTTCCTATAGAGTCGACCTCAATTTTTAGAGCATCAATAGTAGGTGATGTATTATACTTTAGAATGTATTCTGTGATTGTCTGAAATACAGTTTTCTCTGTCGAATCAGAAAAATACTCTGCTTTTACAAATGGTAAAGTCTTTCTAACATATTCATCATCATAAAGTAAATGTTTAAGAATTTTCTTCTCTAAGTTCATTTGTGTATCTCTCTTCTGCTTTCTCTACGGTTTCTATTAGTATGGAGTGTAACACAGAACTTATATCATTTTCAAACCTTTCTTTATTGCTTTCATTATTTAAAATAAAATCCTTTTCTTCAGAGAGAATATTATACTCAAATGATACGTGCAAACCATCCGCCTCAACGACATCAGGATCTAAGCTAACAACCCCGTAAGAATATTCGATCCCCGAAAATTCTCCAGTAATTAATTTGACAGTTGCCAACTCACCTTCTTTCTCATATCCATCTTTAGGATCAATCAAGACGTAATCTCTATTCTCCAACATCCCCAACCCCTACTTCTTCAATAGTCTCTGCACCGTACAAGAACTCACTCTTACACGCATTATCAATTAGCTGTAACACTTCTTCAGTATAGAACTTCTCTGGACTTTCATTGATAGTTTTACCAAACACTTTAGATCCGTCAGGTAACTCATATCGAGTAGAAATTTTCTTGAAAATACCATACTTTTCAGCGATGTCAAGCAAGCCATAGTATCGGTCTAGCCCATGTTGATATGTAATCTTCACTTCGACTTGAGCATTCTCTTTAGTCAAACGAGACTTTTGCATTTTTGCTCTGACAATATTGCCAATGACCTCTTTACCATCTTTCTCTTTCTTCTTTGAAAGCATAACGATAGTTGATGCGGTGTACTTTAAGCCAGATCCACCCGACATTTCTTTCATAGGAACATAGGAACCAACAACATCATAGACGTGGTTTGTTACCATAAGAGGAACACCAATCTTCGCAAGTCGTAGATTGAGTACACGGAAGGTTGCTTTGAGAATAGACGCCTTGGTCATATCCTTTGTTTCCTTACCTTCCATCGTATCTTCCATCTCTTTAGTGGACGACAACTGACCTAAAGAGTCGAGAATCATAATCATTGGCTCACGTTTACTTTCCGGTTGTTCAGAATAGTTCTCAATAATCTTCAGTGCAGTATGGCGAAACTTTTGAATTGTGTCAGGTTCAGAAATTACAACACGAGAAGTATCAATACCACGGTCTTCCATCATACCTTTCGTG